CGGGCATATACCGCTTTGATACGCCTGCAAGCGGGGATTTCTCCCCGCTGTAACAGGTCATTGTACTGCCGGATATAATTCACGGTCATGCACCTGCGGCAAAGTCAAGCAGTTCGTCCGTGTCGGCTTCGTCCTGCTCGATTTCCGCAACGATTTTCAGGAACGCTTTCTGCGTTGCAAGGTAGGTGCGCATAAGTGCGGTATAGTCCTTATATGCACCGTTTTCCTTGATTTTCGCAAGTTCCTGTTCCATATAAACAAGTTCGTCATTCAGGGATTTTGCGGTCATTTGCCGCTCGGTCTGATAGCTTTCAATCATTGTCATTTCCTCGCTTTCTGATATTACCGTTTTCATCGAATACAAGCCCATTTGCAACTGCACCGCCGTCTGCAAAATGCTCTGCATTATGGCAGGCAAGGCACAGGGCTTCAAGATTATCGAGATTCAGGCTGATTTGTGGGTCAGCCACATTTGCGGCGTTCAGATATTTGCGGTGGTGGGCAATTTCGGCGGGTGCACCACACCTTTCGCAAATATAGTTCTTGGACAGCAGGAACGCCCGCGATAACTGCCGCCATTGCCGGGAATTATAAAAGGCTTTCTGCGTCATGGCAGTTCCCGTTCTGCCGAAAGTGCCTTTAACAAACAGTCGATCACCCGCTGTAACTTGTCTGTATCAGCATTTTCGCCATAGTACCATTGCCAGAGGATAAACCGCCCTGCGGTCAGGGCTACGGGGGAATAGTTCCCGCCTATAGCCCTGTATCCGGTGGCGTGATACAGGTAGTCCGGCAATGCCGCAACAAGGGCGATGATTTCACCGTCATTGTCTGTGCCGTCAATTCGCAGAATATTTCTTGCTTCATCAATCGTAAACATTGCCGTTCACTCCTTTCCGTTAAGCTGCGGCTACTTCGATTTTCACAAACGCGCCCGGAACGATGGGCTTGCCATCTGCGATACACAAAGCGCGGTAGTCGATTAGACCGCTTGTGAATCCGCTTTCGCGGCTCACTTCCACGGCTACACCCTGCGGGATATTCACGCCGTAATAGCGGAAATTACCGAACAGGATAGTTCCGGCGGGGATATTATCGTCAAGGACGATTTCAAAGCCGAACAGACGGCGCACACCGCCGTTTTCAGCGTCCGTGAACAAATAGCGCCCGTCAGCGTCTTTCAGCTTGTGAACGGTTCCGAACAGGGTTGCGGTACTCATTGCGAACTTTGCGCCGCCTGCATATCCGGCGGGCATCAGGGCAACAGCGTCCAGCAGATTGTCAGCGGTCAGGGCTTTGGTGGAAACGCTGTTTGCTTTCGTCCACGAAATGCCGGGCAGGATACCAACGGGCTGTCCCGCACCTGCGCCGTTTACGATTGCCGCGCCGATTGCGTCAGATACCGCACTACGCAGTTCCTGCGTGATATAGCTTTCAAAGGCGGCAATATCCATGCGGCGGGCGGCGGCACTCATGGAAAGTACTTTTACCAGTTCATTGCCTGAAAAGGAAACAGCGGCAGTTTCGGCGTTCTTGCGGTCAATGGGTGCGCCCTCGATATGCCAGCTTGCTGCGTCCGTAGGCGTTCCGACAGGTACGGACAAATTAGACGGCACATTGAACAGACGGACTTCGTTATAAAGCCCGTTGGTATTCCTTGCCTGCTTCACAACCTCGTTCAAAGTCTGTGTCGGAATAACGGCGGCAGAGTTGGACAGGGTGTTAAAACTGTCCGCACGCTTTTCTGCGGCTGCGGCGGCAAAGGCGCGGTTCTCACCCTCGGTCAGTTCCTTTCCCAACAGACGCTTATAAAAAGCACTGCGGTACTCCGGGGCGGCGTGGGTGTCTGCGATGGTCTGTGCTGCGCTGATAACGGCGCTTTCAATGGGATTAAAGTTGTTCATGGTGTTCTCCTCTCCGGCATTTCTTGCCTGTACAGTGGTTTGTGGGTATGCGGCACGGTTTACAATGCTGATTTCATAAACCGCTGCAATCTTGGTAATAGTGCATTCACGCTTTTCAGCGTCAAAAATGTGTTCCGCAATGTCGAATGCAAAGGACATTTCGGACAGATCACCGCGCTTTACGGCTTCATAAACGGCGCGCCCCTGTTCGGTGTCCGGCAGTTCTGCCCGCATTTCAAGCCCGTTGTCCGTGACGGTCAGCGTCAGGGTTTTCGGACTTCTGGCAAGGGGAATGCCTGCGCCGTTGTGGTTTACAAGCAGGGTGATATTTTCAAGGTTCACACCGTCAAGGGCGTTTCTGGAAATATACTCTGTGTAGCCGCCCATATCGGCGGGCTTGTCAAATACAATGGCGGTCCCCTCGATAATCAGCGGATTTTCACCCGCCCGGACGCTATACGCCCGTGTCTGTGTTTTGTTCTTCATGGCTGTTTTCCTCGCTTTCTTCAAGTTGGTATGCGTCCGCTTTGTCGGCGGTCACATAGTTTAGGGATTGTAAGCGCCTGTCACCGTCCGGGACTTCCGGCAAGGCAAGCAGTTTGCGGGCCTCATTGATGGAAATGACCCCAAAGGGCAGCAGTTCCCGCAACAGGGAAATTCTTGTTGCCGCACTGGAAAATTCAAGCCGTTCTGCGGTAAAGGTAACTTTTTCACCGCATTTTCTTGAAAACTCAAGGCTCATAAGGATTGCAAGGGGTTCAATCAGGCTTTCATAGAACGCTGCAAATTCATCTTCGCTGTATTCTGCGGAAACGATTTTCGGGGACAGTCCCAAATAGGCGCAGATTTCTTTGTTGATTGCTTCAACGGATTCATGCGGCACATTGTAGGCGGTCTGTGTGGTCGGCACAAATTCAAAGCGTTGATCGGTGGCGGCAATGCCGCCGGAATTGGATTGTGTGAAATAGTCCTTTACGAACTGTTCCTTTTCTGCTTTCACCTGCGCCGGGTTCACAAGGCTTGTGAACTTCAACACGCCCCGGATATTGGTGGCGTTCTTGACGGCTGCGCCCGTGGCTTCGGTCAGCGTGTGCGCCGTGTCAATCAGCGGGTATAACGGTGCATTGTCACTGCCTAACAGTTCGTTCGTACTGTAATGTCGGCGCAGGTGGATAATATCGGCATAAGGCAACAGGACTTCTTTGCCGTCTGCAAAGATCATTTTTGTGTACAGTGTCCCGTCCGTTGCACCGATAAACTCCACGCTGGACGGGTTCAGCGGGTAGAACGCCGTAATGCCTGCACTGCGCTGGATAAGCACAAAGGCGTTGTTATTGGTGAAATACGCCGTTGTGGTCTTATACAGCAGATCATAAGCGGTCATATAGGCGTTAGGACTTTCGGACAACAGGTGTTCAAGCTGGGCGTTGTCGGAATGGGCTTGCAGCTTTGCCGCATGGCGGGCAATGGTGTCCACTGCGCCACGGAAAGCGGCACTGCCGTATGCTGTGCCGGAAAAGGCGGTAAATCCGCTTTGGATTTCCAGCATGATACCCTGCGGCTGTCCCGTTTTTCGGGCGAATAGCTTCTGTAATACATTCATGGTCATTTTCTCCTTTCCGGGGGCTTGCCCCTGAAATTATTTTTTCATGCGGGGGAAAAGTGAACTCCGGCACCGGTGTTTTGCGCTGTGCGTCTGTGCTTTAAGGTGGGGGGCTTGCTCTGCGTCAGGGCTTGCCCCGGTTAGGGTGGTTAAGGTGGGTAAGGTAGTTTCTATATGTGGACTATATATCCCTATTTCTAATAGTGCTATTAGAAATTAAATGAAATGCGCTATATAGAAAGTTACCCTAACCACCCTAACCCTCATTACCCCACTTTTGCATTGGCGGCGGTCAGTGGTTCCACATCGGACAGAACAGGCGTGAAGTCCTCGACACTGTGGTAGTAGCTTGCGCCTGCGCTCATGGGCGGCAGCAGGTAGCGCTTGACATTGTGCGTTGCCTTTACCTGTATGCGCTCATTACAATCGGACAGCTTTTTCAATGCCTTCCCCACCTGTGAAGTGGACAGCGGTTTCAAATTCAAGCCGTCCCGCACCTGCGTAACGGTGAACCATTTCCAGCGGCTTGCAGGGCTGTCCCATTCCAGCTTGTCAAGGATTTCGGTTTCACCCGGCAAAGGCTTGTTATAGCGCTCGTTATCGCTTTGCAGTCTTGCCCGTTCTTCCTCGGTCAGCCGGAATCCCTGCGGGTTCGGCAGATAAAGCTGTGTGTACACCTGCGCCCATAGCTGTTTGAACCATTCTTCCGGCAATGCTTTCAGGCGGTCGCAGTCAATCTTTGTCGGCTCGATCACCCACCAGCGGCGGCTGCCTGTTTCGTCATTCAGAAATTCAAGCGGGTTGACGGTAGCACAGAAACTTGTCCGGCGTGGCGTTGTGGTTGCGGTGCGGGCATAAGGCTGGCGGTAAGTGTCCTGCCGTGCGGTGACGAATGCTTTCAAGGCAAGCTGTTCCCGTTTCAGGGTGCTGTCCAGTTCGCCCATTTCTGCAATCCATACGCCCGTGGACTGAATTACCGTGTCTTTTTTGTCAAGGTCGATACTCACGCCCTCGGCAAACCAGTCCGCTTTCATGGCGATTTTGGAGCAGAACAGCGTCTTGCCCGCACCTTGCGGGTTTCGGATAACCAGCACACCGTCTGCGCCGTATGGCTCTGTATCGTCATTCAGTGCCATTGCAACACATTGGTGCAGCCATTTTGTCAGATACAGCACGGCGGTTTCACTGCCTGCAACGCCTAAGATGTCTGCAAGTTCTGCAAGGCGGTCTGCGCCGTCATGCTTTGTGCTTTTCAGCATATCCAGAACGGGATTGAAGCGGTTTTCGTCCTCGATCAGCACCAAACAATCATCAAGTGTCTGTCTGGAACAGCGCATATTATGGCGGGTGATATAATCCGTCAGCAGAACGGGCAGGATATTGGCGGCGTTTGCTTTGGAATACTGCGGCGGCATACCCTCGATTTCAACTTTGCCGGAAATGACATTCAGGCGAACCGTGATATTCATTTCTTGCAAAATGCGTTTCACTGTTTCGCTCGTGACAGGCTGCTTTTTTCCGGCGTTCCCACCAAAATCTGCGGCTGCAAATTCATCTGGGGTCATGTAGTCCGGGGCTTTTTCAATGGTATTGTGGAAAAAGGACTTTGCGCTTGTCCAAATGGTTTGCAGTTCAGATTCATCAAGGGGCTGTTCGCAACGGTCAGCGGCTTCATGGAAAAAGGCTTTTGTCTGTTCCGTATCACCATACTTTTTCAAAATCTTTGCCGCATGGCGGGAAAGTGTGCCGTTTCGCTGTCCTACGGGAATGACTTCCGGCAGAGTGTCCAGCTTGTCCATGAATACATTCAGCGGGGTACCACCGTCATAAAATTCAACCTGCGGATTTTCCACGCCGAACAGAAAACGGGCTGCGTCCAACGCTTCGGGGTCAAATGCCGGAAAATATTCCCGCACCCGCTTTTTCAGGCGTACAAGCTGCATTTCGCTTTCCGTTTCCGTAATGATGAAATACACATGGAATTTCGGACGGGCGGGCTTGTCATTTTTCACTTTCATGTGATTTCTGGAATAAACCACATAGAACGGCACGCCGGGAAACGCCGCCTGCACATCTGCCGGGGTTTTCCACTCGCTTTCGGGAATATCCGGGGCAAGCGGGTCTGAATTAGCGTTATCACAGTCAAGGGGCAGGCAGTTTGCTTTCAGAAAGGTTTTCTTGCTGCGGTAGCCCTTTACCATACGCCCACGGTTGTTTTTGCCGTCCGCATATTCGCCGCATACATGGTCAAACTGTGCGACTTCTTTCAGATCGGCGGTTGATTTGATTTCAGCCTTGAATGGGTAGCTTGTATTATTCTGCTTTCCGGTCACACTGCTATATTGCAAAGTGATAGTCGATAGGCTCATACAATTCGCCCCCTTTCTGCAAATACTGTTCAAACACACTGCGGACGATATAGCAGCGGTTTCCAACCTGAATGACAGGAAACGCCCCGCGTTTTACAAGCGTTCTGATTGCATACGCCGGGAAGTCAAATTCTTTTGCAGTTTCGTTTATCGTCAACGCATTCTTTGCCGTTTTGTTCTCCACGGTCTGCGCCCCCTTTCACTAAATTATTTCGGTTTTCCTGTGCTTGCACATTGACAAGTGCGGAAATACTGTTTATAATCATATTATAACAGGCAAACCGAATAAATCAAGTTTTCCTGTCTAAATTGGATAAAGTTCAGTTAAATCGTCATTTAAGGAGTGAAAGCACATGACACAAACAGAAAAAAAGGATTGCTCCATTGAACGCTACAATGCTCACTTTGCCGCAACGCTGCGTAACCTTATGCAAAAGCACGGCACAACGCAGAAAGAACTTGCTAAGTTTGTTGGTATTCGTCCGCAATCCCTTGCACAGTATTGTTCCGGGGAAACTACCCCTAACGGCGAAAAGCTGTTGAAGATTGCAGAATATTATAAGGTAACAACGGATTTCCTTTTGACGGGAACCGTCATTGAAGATATTCCCGTGCGGGAAATGCTGGGACTGTCCGAAAGAACCGTTGAAAATATGCGGCTTGTAAAGGACGGCTATTTTGAAGATACGCCGCTCATGCTGTCTGTTCTGGACAGGCTGTTAGGCGATAAAGATTTTTATATTGCACTGGAAAAAGCCGTTTCCTGCTATGGCATTGCAAAGCAGCATACCGACAGCGGAGAAAAGGACGAACAGGCACAGTTCTATGAGTGGAAAGCAGAACAGTATATGCAGGGCTATTTGCTGGAGTTTTTCTCCAAATAACGCCCTTGTCTATAAATAAAAAGAAAGGGGTGCTTGTATATGGCAAGTATCAGAAAGCGCGGCGATACTTTCACCATAACCGCCTATATGGGTTATGACGAACAGGGCAAGCAGCGCAAGAAAACAACTACATACCGCCCGCCGGACGGGGTAACACCCGGAAAGGCTGAAAAGCTGGCAAAGCAGTATGCGGCGGTATGGGAAGAAAAAATCAGGGGCTATGTGGCTCTTGATGAAAACAGAACGCTTTCAGAATTAGCGGAATGGTATTATTCCACCGTTGCGCCGTCTGTGTTAAAGCCGAAAACGCTTGAAAACTACAAAAGTGAGATTGAACGGCACATTCTGCCCTATATCGGACGGGAAAAGCTGAAAAACATTTCGCCGCCCATGCTGGACAGGCTGTTTTCCGATTTGCAGAAAGGCGGCAATTTGCAAACGCATTTTCGCTTGAAAGATAAGTCCCTGTTTGACGGTATCAAACGGGAAACATTTTATCAAAAGGCGGGTGTCAGCAGGTCAATCCTTTTCTGTGTTCTCGCAGGTAAAGGCACACGCAAGGAAAATGCGGAAAAAATCGCCGCCGCCCTCGGCATGAAACTGGAGCAGGCTTTTGACGATGTAGGCACAAAAGGCATGACGGGCGCAACGGTCAATAAGATCAAGCTGAATTTGTCCGCAATCTTCACAGCGGCAGTGAAAAAAGAAATCATGCGCCGCAATCCGTGCAAGCTGGCAACGCCGCCGAAAGTGGACACAAAGCCCGCAGAATTTCTTGACGAACAGCAGTGCCGGACATTCCTGCAAGCCCTGCATGAACAGAATGACTTTCAGTTTGAAGTTATCTGCAATCTGTTTCTTGCAACGGGTATGCGTTCCGGCGAATTGTGCGCCCTGCACTGGGACGATATAGACCTTGACACGGGACTGCTTTATATCCAACACACGCTTGTTCGCATGAACGGTGAATTTCGCAGAGATACGCCCAAAACGGCAGGCAGTGAACGCCGTATTGTTTTGCCGGAATATATCATTGAATTACTGAAACAGCATAAAAAGTGGCAGACAATGGAACGGTTCAAAACAGGTGGCGCATGGAAAGTGCTGGACGCTGTTTTCACCAACGGCGCAGGCAATTATTATATAGGTGCAAACCTGAATGTCCGTTTGAAGAAAATCTGCAAAAAAGCCGGATTGCCGCCGATACACATTCATTCTCTGCGGCATACCCATGCTTCACTGCTCATTAACTCGAATGTGACCGCCCGTGTCATTGCGGACAGACTGGGGCACAGCACCACAAAAACAACGCTTGACACTTACAGCCATGTATTTGCCGAAAGTGAAGCAAAGGCAATGCAGGCGATTGACATGGCGCTGTTCCGAAAAGCTGAATAAGCGGCATAGGCAAAAAGAAAACCGCCCTTACGGACGGCTAAAATTTGTCGCTTATTTGTCGCTTAAACCTGCTGAAAGTCGCT